GACTGCTGAGAGAGGGTATATGGAAGGTTCTGTTAATCGCGGTGGATTATGTATCAATTTTACAACTTATACGGTGATTGGAACATCTGATATGTTTGAAGATTCATACTTGCGCTGGATTAGTTTGTCTGTGGATGCTAGAAATAGAATGTATGGAACATGGTTACGACATCGACCATTGATTAATTGGGTTAAATCAACTAGTGTGCATATTAAGAATACCGTGTCTTCTGTTGTTAGCAAAATTATGGGAAAACTATCTGGTAGCGTTAAGTATCTTTGGACATTAGTAAAACGTTTCAAAATACCACTGATGATTGGAGCAACTGCCGCAGCTATAATTGGAGCATGTACTTACTTTTCTTATTTGTTTATTCCACAATCAACATCTTTTAGACATTCATCCATTTTTGCTACTAGATCTGGTGCATCCAAATACACCAATAATACAATTTCTCAGAAATTGTTAGATGGTGTAGTTAGATGCAACTTGAATGGAAGTTCATTCCAAGGATATAAGGTTTTCGCGAAGTGTTTGATTGTTCCGTTACATGCAGTTAGATCTATTCTATATGAAAAACAACGAAAATTCTGGTTGTCTGTTGATATTTCCAAGGATGTTAAATATGGCTTTGAGATTGACTATTTGAATGTCACTATTATCAATGGTGCAGATTCTGTAATCATTTACTCAGATAATTTCCCTGATTGGGGCAATCGTTTGAAATATCTAAAGACAAATGCTCAGATAGATGCTGAGAAAGAACAATCAGCAGTTATTATTACCAGAAATAATACCGGTTCAATCGAAGTTGGAGAAACACCATATGAGGGTATGGAAAGATCAAGAACTGTGAATTTGGATGGAAAAGGTTCAATAAATATTGCACAAGTTGGGGTATTAGATTGTTTTGTAAATGTTGGTATTTCAGGTTGCCCAATTGTGGTTAGCAATGTAAATGAACAATGTTATACTATAATGGGTTTTCAGTCCTTCAGACAAAAAGATAAATCATATTTTTCCGTTATTTCTAGAGAAACTGTTGAAGATATAGTTACTAAATTTAGCATAACTAAAATTATTGCTCCTTTCATAGTAGATACTACTTGTGCACCATGTGAGTCCACATGTGCATTATTTGATGACCATGTGGAGATAGTTGGTTCAGTTCCTTCAGAATTTCGAACCTATCAACCCCCAAAATCAGAATATATGAAAACCGTTTTATATGATCAATTTCCCGAAGAACGAGTTCCTGCTATTCTTTCTCCCAAAGATTCTAAAGCTAGTGGACATCCAGCTAGACATTCTTTGAATAAACATGGGAGAGACCCTCAAAAAACAATGCCTCAGCGGTATGTAGATCAAGCCGTTAGAGAAATTTCTGAATATTTTAAATTAAAACTCAAAAAACCTAGAGTTTTATCTATGCGTGAAGCAATTGAAGGAAATGAACGCATGAAACATATTGATCTAAATACATCACCTGGTTTACCATGGGTACATTTAAGAACGTTGCCCGGAAAGAAAAGTTTTCTAGATATCGATGAACAAGGAAATTTGAAATTTATAGATCCGAGATTAGTCGAATCAGTTGAAAATTTTGAAAACCACTTTAAACGAGGTGAAGTTCCTCCATTTTCTATGATGGAGGTAATGAAAGACGAATTGAGACCAATTGGAAAAGCTTATGGCTTAACTGAAGAAGAAGTGATTAATTATTATGGCAAAGTAAATCCATCACTTTGGCCTCCAAATCGAAATTGTAAAACCCGAACCATTACCGTAATGCCCATTGAATATACGATATTATACCGTCGTTATTTTTCAGATATGTTTACACAATTATATGATTGGGCAAATACTGGTATAGAACCATATTGCATCGGCATAAATGTTGAATCACCTGCTGCATTCAACGCTTTTATGAAGGCCACTTCTTTAAATGATAGTGGCTTTGATCTTGACGTTTCCAATTGGGATGGACATTGTTCACCTCAAATGGTTAATGCAGCTCGTAGAATTGTAAACAACGTCTATGACGATGAACATGGAGTCTTACGAACATCTTTGCTTGACGGAGCATTGACTGGATTTATTCAGTTTTTAGATGCCGTAATTCGAAAATTCTGGGGAAATGCATCAGGATTCCCAGGAACGGGTGATATGAATACACTTGAACACTTAATAGTTGCTTTTTCATCATGGTTAGAAACACTCACAACTGAACAACTATTTCACCTATGCAATTTTATTTCTTATTTGAACAATATGTTAGATTTATTCTACGGAGATGACAGATTGGCCGTACCGTCAAAAGAAGTAGCTCATGTATACAATGCACACGTTGTAACAGCCTGGTATAATAAATATGGCTGGCCTACAACTTCAGCATCAAAGAAATCCACTATAGGATTGACACCGTTAAATCAATTACAATTTTTGAAACGTGTGTGGATTGTAGACAATGAAGATCCCACTTACGTAAGGTGGGCAATGGATAAAAGTACTATTAACACTTTGTGTACTTATGTTCGCAAGTCTTACGAACCAAGGCAACAATTTGATTCTAACCTACAAATTGCCTTAGATTTCGCCGCTGATTGGGGTGAAAAATATTTTGAATACATGAAAGACAAGATTAACACTGGTCTTTTACGTAAGCGAAAGCGACCAATCCAAAAAGATTTTCGCGCTTTACTGGAATTGAAACGCCGACGGTACTTCGGCCCTCAACAACCAATCATTGAATATGCCAACATTCATGAAAAAACCGATCAAGCTTGGTTATTCCAACAAAATGACCATGACTATTGTACAACTTTACTTGAAATCCCTATGTCAGATTAATTGTTATTATATTTGTTTATATTTCAAAACCTAAAAATCAAGATTGCATAAAATCATTTTATCTTATTACAATCGACACCCACCGTAGATTTTTATTATCAACGGGCCGCCTTGACTACTTTGTAGAAAAGAGAGGTATACACTATATCTACCGCTTTTGCGTATTGGAGATATACTGTCACTACTCCGTCAAGCCCGCTTTTT